CGCGGGTAGATGCCAAACACGGTGCGCGGCGACCAGTTCACGAGCAGGATCGAGGCGTTGTCAGTGCCGGTGCCGCCGCCGTCGACGATGTTCTCGCCGGACGAGGCCGACAGCGAGTCGAAGCGCGGCAGGAAGCCGTTGAACTTCGCCGGGCTGGTGCCGACGTCGCCGTAAAGCAGCGTCTGCGTGAAGGCCTGGTTGAAGCCTTCCAGGATGCCGATCGCCTCGTTCATGCGAACCCGCTCTTTGTTCGGGCTCATGTCGAGGAGCTTGGCGTCCACCGTCGAGCGGTTTTCCATCATGCCGAGCGGTTCGTCGATCTGCGCATAGGTCGACTTCGACGGCGTGACGCCTTCGTAGAAGCGGCGGAACGTCGGCTCGGGGATGCCGGTGCGGACGGACGAGCGATGGAAGGTGCCACCGTTGGCTTCCTCCCAGCTCATGTCCATCAGGATTTCGTTGTCCTGGGCCAGAAGCTCCACGACGTCGGTGATATCGCCGTTCGGATCGGTCTGCTTGGCGATGTCGGAAAGCGTCATATTGCTGGAAGCAATTGCGGTCGCCATAGGTTAGCCTTTCTGTCCGTACCAGCGTTCTTCAACGGTCTTGGGTGCCTGACCGGGCGCGGGCATGTGGCCCCCGGTTCCGGGCACGGCGCCGTTGGATTTCGCGATCAGTTTTTCGAGCGCACTCACGCCGGCCGCGGTCGTCGCGGTCATGCGGATTTCTTCAAATTCGTCGGCGGTGAGATCGCCCTTGTCGCGCAGGCCCTTGGCCCAATTGGTCGCGGCGGCGATGCGGTCCTTGGCGTTGTCACCAAGCTTCGCAACTTCGGCGGCAACGCGGGTCTGCTCGGCCGCATGTGCGGCGATCTTCTGCTGCGCATCGAGCGCGACGAGTTCGTTGATCTGGTCCTGGTCCCAGCCGTTCTTGATCGCCATCTCGCGGATGATCGGAACGCGCGGGTCGCTTTCGTCGATCTTGATCTCCATGCCGTCCGGGACCTTCACGGTTTCGGGCAGCTTGATCTCGATCTTGATGTCCTCGGGCTTGCGCGCGGCGAGCGCGGCGCGCTTCTCGGTTTCGGTCTGGTAGAACGTCGAAACCTCGGCGTAGTGCTGGCCGAACTCCGGCTTGATCGTGCTGGCGGTCGGGTCCCAGTGCGCCTCGGGCAACCATTCAGGCCGCGCGCCAGCGGCGGGGGCCGCGTCGGCTACCGGCGGGATAAGCGACTGCGTGCCGCCGGCCGGTGGTGTCTGTTGCTGCGTCTGGGTAGCGTCGTTCATGGGCGCGAAAGTGCGCCGGATCAAAAATTACGGGCAACGCACGCTCGCTATCGCGGCGGGTTTTTGCCACGTTCGGCGATGGCTTTTCGGGCCGCTTCGGCCAATTGCTCGATGTGATGCACGAGCCGGCGCTGGCCTTCCAGTTCGCGCAGCAGCGCGTCCGGCGAGCCCGGCGCATAATGGCGTTCGATGGTGATGGAACGCAGATAATCCATGAGCGCGCGGCCGTCCGGGTTCGATACGGCGCGCAAGGCAGTTTCCGCGATTTTCTCGTCCCGCCCGGCTTCGGCCGGCTCGCGCGCGGGGCTCCGGTTCTCGAACTCGCCCCAATTCGGCGCGCTCATTGCGGCACCCCGGACGTCATCGCGCCGAGAGACGGCGGGGCAACCTGACCGCCGACGCCGGCACCGGAGAAGTTTTGCAGCACGGGCATGAGTTGCTGGATCGCCTTCGCGATGTCCTCTTCCTTGCGCTGCAATTTTTCGTCGACGCCAAGCAACCGGCGCTGTTCGTCCGAATACTTGAACATGTCGATGATGACGGCGCCGAACTGCGGGCCGAAACGCGAAATGATCAACTCGGCCCAGCGGTCGTTACGCACGACCTCTTCCTGTTCCTGAGCGCGCAGCAGCGGCGAGATCGGCTGCAACTGCACGGCGCGGCCGTCCATCGTGACCTTCGGCAACACGCCGCGCTGGTCGAGCAGGTACACGAAACGCCGATAGATGCCGTACTGCCATTCCTCGACGAGATTGGTCGCCGGTGTGCCCATGCGGCGCGCGCGCTCGGCCGCCTCGTCCGCCCATTGCGTCGCGGTCGGCGGCGTCTTGCCCTGCTGTTCGGGTCGATCCTGGTAGTGCGCGCGGCGGATCACGCGCTCCAACTGGTCCATCTCGAACACCTGCACGTCGAAACGCGCCTTGCTCTCAATGGTTTCGGGTGCTCGCGATCCCGGCAGGCGCGGCACCCATTTGCCGGGCTCAACGCCGTGGTCGAGATTGATCACGCCGTCGTCCTCGTAGGACGTGATCGGATCGACATGCTTGTCGTAGTTTTTCAGGCTGAGATAGCGGACGTGATTGCGCGACTTGATCGCCGGCAGCACGCGGTAGGTCGGGCCGACGCCCCATGCCGTCGTCGAGTCGCGCGACCATCGCGCCACGATGAACGGGCACGAACCCGGCCCTTTCCATTCCTTGCGGTACAGGATTTTGCCCTGGCACTGGACCGCGTATTTGTAGGTTTCGTTGCCCTTGTCGGACCAGTCGCGCCAGCAGCCGTCGGCGACGTCATAATCCTGCTCATCATTGACCGGCTCGGGGCCAAGCTTACCGAGGTCAGCATCGGGCCAAAGCACCTTGATTTCTTCGCGGCGATAGGCCTTTTCGCGGAATACGCCGTCGACATAGCCATAAGGGCCGCGCGTGATCAGCAACTCCGTGACCGGAATGGCCTCGCAATGCAGCGGCTTGGCCGGGTCGATGTCGGTGATCATCATCGCCATCGTGCCGGGGCCGAGGTCCATGTAGGCCTCTTGCAAGGCCTGATAGAGATTGGACCGGCCCATCTCGGCGAACACGAACGTCTTGCGCGCGGCCAGCGGCTTGGCGAGTTCGGCCTTCTGCGCGCCGCCGAGCGTTTCAAGCGGCGTCTCATCCAGCCAGTTGTTCTTGCGCGGCGTGAACGTGACGTTCATGTCGGCGGAAAAATCCTCGATCACCGTGGCGATCGTCTCGTCAAAAATCTCGTCGAGGTCGACGGCCGAGCCGCTGGCCTGCGTCTGATAGAACTTGTGCCGCCACGGCATCGCGTATTTGTAGCAGTCGGCGATGCGCGACTGATGGCGGGCGCGGTCGATGCGCGCGCGCTCCAAGAGCCGGTTCATGGCTTTGAGAAGCGGATCGTTCTGGTCCTGCTCGGACGGTGGTGCGGCCTTCGGTTTGACCGCCATTACCCGCTCCCGAGAAGCGACGAAAGCCCGCCACGGCCACTGCCGCTGCCAAGCACGCCGAGCAGCGACCTCACCCCAAACCCGGTATTGCGCTGTTGCGTTTCAAGGCCGAGTTGCTGTTGCGTGGCGCGTGTTTTTTCCGCCGCGGCGCGCGCCGCTTCGGCATCCCGCGCCGCTTTAACGGACGGGTCCTCCTGCGGTGGCGCAGCTACTCGCGGGCTTCCGAACAGACTTGCCAATCTCGGCCTCTTTCGGGCGCTCAACGATTTCGGCGCCGTGGGCCAGAAGGTCGCGGAAAAGCTGAAAAGGAGACAACGCACATGACCGGATGCCTAGCAGCGACTTCACCGCGCCGACGCACCAGAACATCGGAGGAAGTCGTCCGCTGTCATGCGCCGACCTCATGCGTAGGATCACGGTCGAGTCGCGCCACAGTTGCCCCCAGCGCCCCGCAAAAGCCTCGTCTGTCTCGATCTCGATCTGGATGCCGCGCAAGGTCGGGTCGATGAACACCCAGCGCGAGGTCTGATCGAACCACGCGGCCGCGCAGACGTGCCGGTAGCCCGGACGAAAGAAACGCGACCACCACGGCCGCCCATGTGCCTCGCCGAAGAAGATCAGCCACAGCCGCGGCGCGGGCTTCGGCTCGATCGGCACAAGCCGCACAACGCCGATCACCACCGCACCCCGCCGGTCTGCTTGAACGGTGAATAGGGCCGGCGCGTCTGTGTCGGCTGCGGTGGCTTTGAACCCGGCATGGTCACGCCGCGGCCTTCGCCGCCGCCGATGACGAGATATTCGCCCGCCTCGCAGATGTGCGAATACTGGTTTTTCTCAGGCTCGTCGGCGTAACGCTCGCCCTGCACGCGAATGCGGCGCATGTGGTAGCCGCCCGCCATGCCGGTGATGAACGTCGTACAGCCCGGATCGATCGTCATCGCGGCACCGCCGCCGCCCGTCGACCGCCGCAGCAACACCGCGTTCATCGCCTCCTGGCGCAACGACTGCGCGTTTTGCCGCACCGGCGCCGGCCGCACCAGCATTCCGTTTTGCCGGAACACATCAAACGGCGTGGCGTCGTTCGCCTGGCCGCGCTGCCCGCCCGCCGGGTCGCCCCAGAACACGAACGTGAACCCCGGGTAGTGCTCCGACAGGTAGCTCTTGAGTTGCGGCGCGAACTCGATCGCCGACATGTTCACGCCGATAAATTCGCGCTGCACAAACCAGTCACCGCGCAAATGCTGCCCGATCAGCGCCGCCGGCTGCCGGCCGAAGTCGAGCCCGATCTGCACCGGGACGTCATGGATCGGTTCCAGCCGATCGCGCGCCACATGCGCCTCGCGCCGGAACAGCGGATAGACCGGCCGCCCGTCGACCACGACCGACGAGCGGTTCATAATGTTGGCGTCGATCCACGATTTTGTCTGCCCGCCGACCTTTTCCATGTAGAAATTCGGCGGCAGGTAGATCAAATTCTCGGCTTCCGGATTCGGCCGATAGCCCGCAAGCGCGCCCTTTTCGTCGAACTCCTCGATCAGCCCGGGCGGCTGCGTGTAGAATTTCCAGTTCGTCGGCTTCCGCAGCGAGCGCCGCTGTTCCTCGGTCATCCAGTCAGGCGGCGACGTGTCGCCACGCATGATCGGTATCCAGTGATCGGCCGGCGGCGCGTTCGTATCCAGGATCAGCCCGCCCCACAGACACCCGCCGTCCTTGACCGCGGGATAGCGCGGCGGTGAAACGCGGTCGACGAACGCCGCAATCACCGAGAAATGCGCGAACTGGCCCTCGTTGAACCAGATCAGCGACGTTTCCAGCGACTTCGCGTAGCTCGCCGCATCATGCAAATCCTCGATCGCCATGAACGTGACGTCGAGTTCAAGCGGCCCAATCCGGATTTCATGCCGGAATGGCTTCGACCAGTAAAACCGGCCGAACTCCTTTTCAGGGAACCAGTCCAGCCACGTCTTGAGCGTCGTCTCTTCCAGCTTCGGATACGTCTCGCGGAACACATGCGCGCGGAAACGCTGCCGGCCGTCGCCCTGCACCGCCTGCGCCATCGCCTGCTGGTAGATGTGCATACAGCACGCCGATGACGTGCCAGACCCCACCGGCCCCTGGATGATCTTCACCCGGCTTTCGCGGTCCTGCATGAACTCGCAAAGCACTTTCCCGGCCGGCGCAAACCGTCGCCTCTCGCTCATGGCGCCGTCTCGTCGATCAAAGACGACACCAACCGCCGCTCAGCCGCGGCACGCTCGCGCAAATACCGGAAAGCGTTGATATCCGTCACCGAAGCCCGCGCCGCCCCGTCCGGCATATCGTCAGTCACCAGCCGCTCGCAGCGCACCACCGGCAAAACCACGATCTCGGCGGGGGGCATCATTCAAACTCGTCGTCACTGCCGGGCAACCGACCGACGGTGAAACCGATGGCTGGCATCATCTCGCGCCGCCGAAGTCTCGGCACGTTCGCCCCATCATCTGGAATGCGCCAAATAGGGCGGCTGACACACCGCGCCTGTCGGATAGGCCGGCCGGACGGATGAGGCCGCGCCCAAAATTGCATCGGCTCGTACTTCGTCGGCTTTGCCATCACCCCACCCGCGATGTTTGAGGGACAAAAAATTTCCGGCACACCCAAATGGTTTGGAGGCAAGATCGAGTGTGGAAGGGGCGCTGGCGGCCGAACTCGCGTTTTCCCTCCCCCCGGCCTTCGTTGCTGCGCGATCGGGAATGACCCACCCACCCCCTCGATCGCCTGGCCGCCAGCCCAGCACGTCCCATTACGTATGGGACCGACTGACTGACGGATGCGAGCGTTTTCAATGGCTTAGCCCTCAATCAGTGATGATGGCTTATCACTGCCGCGCTCTGGCCCGTTGCTCAGATCGATGACGTAACCGGGCGATACGTTAACGTTCACAGAGACTTGCGAGGCTTCGGCCGGCTTGATGCCCTCGATCGCCAGCACGCCGCGCGATGCGTCGAGACTGACGTGCTCTGAGCTGGCATCGATGAGTTCAACGGCCCTCACAGCAGCCCGCAACACGCCCGCGCCGATGGTTTGGCGTGCTCGTTGTGCGAGAAACACCTGAATGTGAGGCTTCCCTAACGAGATGCTTAGGTGCTCGCGGCTTAATCCGACGCGCTCGGCAGCGGCTTTTATGGTCGTTACCTCGCCTGTCTCGATGAGGCGAATGGCGTTAGCGACCTTGCGAGGAACGCGCTTAGGTTTGCCCGTTCGCTTGTCGATTAGTGCGTGTTCGGGGATTACCGGAGGCGTTTCGGTGATGCGCTGCAATGCCGTCATGCCGTGACGTTGCGGCGATGCGGTCGTGCCGGGCAACGCACAAGGGTGATTGAGGGGCTTCGCGGGCTTGCGGTGATCACGTCCTCGCGCTTTGCGCTTCGTCGTGGTCCTCGCTTGCGCCTGGTCGGCGCTTCGCTCCGGTAAGAGCTTTGATGCCTCAACGCGCGATTTATTCGCAACGCACGGGCTTTTGCATCGATGCGCGACGTGCCTTGAGCCCTACAGCCGCAATGCCTCCCCGCTATCTATATGACGTTATGTCGTGTCTTGACAGGTTTTGGCACGTTTCTTGCCGCTGCGCACTGATTTGCAGACGTGCCGGGCTATGTCATTCCGTCATATGACATTTTGTCGTAACATTTCGTGATTGGACGGATACGACATTTTGTCATATCGTCTCGACATTGGCCCTTTGGCGAGGGCCTCAACCGCGAGGAACGCACCATGTCACGCAAATCAGTCACCACCGCCCGCATCCACTCCGCGCTTGATGCGATGGACCACAAAGCCAACGTGTCCGCCTATATCGTGCTCGATAAGGCTGGCGAGCATGTCGGCACCATCCGCTTTAGCTATCCCCGCGACGGCATGGGCAAGCTGCAATGCCTGGCCGCCGATTGGGTAGCCGAACGCCCGCGCAAGGCTGATGGCGAAGCCGACTTCACGAATTGGACGCCTTGGCAGTATGGCTGGGCCTCTGGCTGCGGCTACGATAAGCGCACGGCCGCGATCGGCGGAATGACCATCGGAACCGTCACCTTTGCGGATCAGGGCTATGACTTTAGCCATCAGCTCCGCGAGGCCGGTTACCGCATCATCCAGGCGATCTGACCATGCGCCATAACCTCCCCGGCCAACTCGA